CTCTATTTTATAATTAAATGTGATAATTGTATCATAATGATAACAACAGATAAACACAAGCATATAATTGTTCTTGTATCTGGTACTTCATTTAGTATCAACGATGTTAAAATACCAAATGTTATAGTTGCCATTCCAAAACCAACCGGTCTAACATACCAATAGTTACCAAAGTATTCATAGAACCAACGGGTGCTGTAATAAAAACAAAAACTAATTGGTATACCACCTAATATTACCCACCAAATGCTTTTAGCCCATTCATATTTAAATTGACCTTGCATATGAAACCAAGCTATAATATTTCCTATTACCGATAACAATACAGCAAAAAATAATTTACTCATTTGATTTTCATCTTCTTTATTTCCTTATCGGATTTTCCATATTTTTTTACTAACGATGTTAACTCTTCTTTTGTCATCAAATTATAATATTCACTTGCTCGTAACTTACTAACCTCAAAGTGTTCTTGTATAAACGGAACAACTTTATCATTAGTTTTTTGTTTCTTCCCACTAAGGTATCTTAAATAAGTTTTTTTCTTTGGTAATAAGGAGCAGTAAAATTTGTATACTACTCCTATAGGCATTACCTCAATCGTTAATTTTTGAAAATGATTTATTATTGGTAGAAAATCATCGTTCATACTTAGATAACGATTTACCATAAATGGGCTGAACTTCTTCTTATCAGCATCGGAAAAACTATCCCAAGGTCTTTTCTTGACGAATAGTTCATCCATCCAACTAAATAAGTTCATCCAACTCCCCACCCATAGGTAATAACTCACCACAATTTCCACAATTAAATACTTGTATCGGTGCTATTACTTCTTTTCCGGTTGGTGAGATGATTGCTGATAATTTCTTTATTACATATCCTTGTATAAAGATTTTATTCTCACATTTTTGACATGTCATTGTTTCAGCGTCAGATAAATCAACTTGTACTTGTTGTTTTGGTAGTTGTTTCATTGGTTTCGTACTCATTATACTCTCCTTAGAATATTAGCTATTGTTGCTATGAAGTTTATTTCTTTATCTACACATAAGACATCTTGATAAGCACCATTTGATATATCAACAATAACTTCTGGTAGTTTATCAACCGATATATTCTCTACCTCATCATACAAGAAACGATATAGTTCTGTATAATCTGTAAAGTTACTATCAGCTACAAACTTACGGATAGTTCTTAAATCAACACCATTTTGTATCATCTCTAAGAACTGAAGTTTAAACTCATTATGTAACATACCATCTTTGTCTATCTTTAACTTACCATCTATCGATTGTCTTTGTAGGTCATTGATGACTTTTCTCAAGTCAGGATAACCAGCAGTTACTACCAAAGCCAAATCATCCAAATCAAAGGAAATGTTCTCTTTATCCAAGATATACTTGGCGTGAACAGCAACATCTTTCTTTGATGGTGGAATTATTTTGTAAGTTTGACATCTACTTTGTATCGGATCAATAATCTTCTCAACGTAATTACAGGTTAAGATAAACCGACAATGAGCAGAGAATGTTTCCATCAGATTACGGAGAGCCGGTTGGGCTGAATTAACATTAAGATAATCAGCCTCATCCAAGATTACGATTTTGTTTGGTTTGAAACCAATTGAAGAAGCAAAGCTCTTTAATTTGTCTCTAACCAATTCAATGTTTCTTTCATCAGAAGCATTTATGTAAAGGTAATCACATTCAATTGATTGTATTATAATCTTGGCAAGGGTTGTTTTACCCCCACCAGCTCTACCATATAGTAATAGATGTGGAACATTTTGTTCCTCTATAAACCTTTCAACCTTTGACTTTAGTTGTTCATTACCAACATAAGTTGTTAAGTCTTGTGGTCTATACCTCTCTACCCATAATCCGTGTGAACTCATACTATACCTGTTGTGATACTAAGTAGTATTTAACCGAGAAATCATCTATCTTAAACTCGATGTGAGCAAGACCTTTATCAGCAATCTGAAGAACTGCTTTAGAACATTCTTTGTTTGCATTTAGAACTTCCTTAAACAGATTAGCATTAAAGATAATTGGTTTTGTTAACTTTACAGCACCACTCTTTACTTTGATACTGATACGATTTGAGTTGATATCACTAAACCCAATAACAAACTCTACACCACCATCTGCTGGTTGGATAGAAAAATGTTCTACATCAGATAAAGCACCTTTACCACGAATAAAAGAATTGATAAATTGTGTATCAATATTCACAAGAGTAGTAAACTCAGGTATAGCTTTCATATCTGGCACATCAGGAATCACACCAAGAGCAGCAAGAACATAATCAACAGATATATTACCATCTGTAAAGTTAAATGCTACAGGTTGTGTATCATCTACTGGTGATTTGGTTAGTTTGAAATCAACCTTGTCAGCGAGTGTTCCCATCATCTTTGATAGTAATGGTGTATCATAAACACCAACCTCAAAGTTAGGTAGTGATTGTTTTGTTAAAGATAACTCACCCAAAAGACTTTTATCTGGTGATATAAAACGAGTAGAAAGTGTTTCGCCGTTAGACACCCACTTTACTGCGTTTATACTACCACCAAGATTATACTTTTGGATAAATGTATCTAAAGTGATTTTATTCATTATTATTATTCTCCATGTTATGTGTTAATTTACTGATTATTTTTGTAAAAGTCAAGTTAAAAAAACCTTTCAATTGAATTCTTTTTATCAACTGGCATATCCCAAGACATAGCATCATAAAACATCTGTATCTTCTTCTTTAGGGCTTTATCAAATAACTTGTCTCTATCTACATACTGATTGATAAAATCTATGATTTGTTTAGGATCATCATAACCCTTGTAAGCAAGTCCATCTATTTTAAGTGGATTTTCTTTTAGATAAACCCAACGAACTTTATTACCATTTGATATTGCTTCGTGTTTATTTACCTTAAAGTATCTTAGTAAGTCATTGTAAATAACCGAAGCTTTGGTATGGACAGGAGCACCTTTCAGCATCTCGGTAAACATACCTTTACCACTACCAAATCCACCTCTCGTGACTTTTTTAGTATATTTTTTAATACCCTTTACGCCGGTTGGAAGAGCAATCTTATCTAACTCTTCATTTTTTAGATTATCCTTAAACTCAAGAATAAACCCATCAATACGTTCCTTTGGAACTTTAGCAAGAATAGCTTTTAAAACCTTGGTCATAAAGTCACGGAATGCTGGTGGGAATGAACTACGAACAATATCCAAACCTTTAACATCAAGTTTTTCACAAGGTGTTCCACCATCGTTAATAATCCATTGACCATATCTCTTCTTGGTAACCCAAAAAGCAGCCTTAGCAATCATTTCTTGTTTAATCTCAAACCTATGTCCTTCGTGTATATTAAGAAATTTACTACTAAAATAGTTATATGATTTATTGATATATGCCTGAACCTCGTCAGCAATATCCAATATCTGTGTCGTCATAAACTTTTCATCTTTAACATCAACGTTTGGAAATCTGTTTTTAACAAGTGGAAGAGCAGAATAGAAAACCGAGTCTGTATCTGTGTAGATACAGTAATCCTTATCCGTTTTTAGTATTTTATTATAATAACTATTTGTAACCTTTTCCGTAAACTTAATCAACTCTTGACCGGTTGTTGTTGTTCCTTCAGCGTTATCAATATCATAAAATCTAAATACGGTTAAGCCCAATACTCCGTACAAACTATTAAGTAAAATCTTTTGTACCAGCTGCCTTCTGTTAAAGTAACCATGTAAATCATCGTTACCTTCTTTTTCATACTTCTTTGCTAGTTTTCTATACTCTACTCTTTCATTAAACCATTTCTCAAGTATTGCCGGTATGACACCTTTGTTGGTTAAGTCATACAAGACACCATTTGATGAAATAGATATTTTATTTTTTCCAAAAAAATCTTTGAGTTCTCCACTTGTAAAGGTTCGGATAACTTTCTTATCCTTCTCTACAGAATAGTGTTTTTGCTCACCCTTAATAAATTCCTCAGCATTCCAACCATTTATCTTACCTATCTTTGTCTCAGGCGACATATTCAAAGACATAATAATACTTGGATACATGGAAGTCAAATCTAAATCAAACACCCAATCATAACAACCAGGAACAGGTGACTTTACATAAGCACCACTAAACCTACCCTCTGAACCATCGTAACTAGCAGTAGGTAACTTACTTGGAGCAACTAAACCTAAACTACGAAGATAAACTAACATAGCACCCTCAATATAACGAGAACTAAAGTAAACCTCTTCATAGGGTATTCTACCCAAGTGAGATACAGCACGAGCCAATTCTAACAACTTGAACTTTTGGTCAAGTGCCTTAACAATCTCAACATCATTTAAGTTATACTCAATAAACTTATCAATATCATCTCTGTATAAGTCGTCTAGTGTTCCTTCATATTCAACCTTACCTATACCCACCTCAATAGTTCCAATGTGATCTAAACGATAACTTGATTGTTGTGTATATGTAAATTTTCTGTATAAATCCATATAATCTAGTGAACTCACACCAGCGATACGATACATCTTTTTGTTTGGATTATACTTTACGATTTGAATCGGTGAAAGGGCGTTAGCAAACTCCTCACCTAAAACTTTTGTTATCCGGTTATATAAATAAGGAATATCAAAACCATTCGTATTCCAACCGGTAACACAAGTTGGTTGGACACCCATCCAATACTTTAAAAACTCTTGTAATAACTGACTTTCGGTTGTGTAAAAACGAATATCAACACCATCTTTAATTTTATCTTTGCCATCTCCTAAAACATACACACGATATGCCCCATCATGTTTGGTATACATAGCAACCGAAGTAACTTTGTTTGCTGCTTTGGATGGTTCAGGAAAACCATCTGTAACTTCTACCTCGATATCAAAAAATAACTCACGATGGTTTTTTGATGGCTCATCTGAATCTTCATATCTATCTAAAAGAATACGAGTATCTAATGGTATGTCTGATTCAAATACCCTACTAGTTTTGAAATCCTCTTCTGTCCAATACGTTACTTTCTTTAACTTATCTCCGTAAATAGAACGATATTGACCACCGCCATCTTTAACAAAAGCATAGTTCTTAAATATAAAATTTTGATAACCAGCAACATCATCCCAAAGATGAACTTCTACTTGATTACCACCTCTTTTCTCACACCAAATGTTTTGATACAAATTATAACTTCCTCATTTTTGATACCTTAATATACAAAAAAAACCCTATACAAGTCAAGGGTTTTTTTAACAAAAAGGGGGATATATTTCAATCCCCCAATTTTATTATTTTAGAAACTGACCGCAAGTCCTACGTTAAAATGTCTTGGTGTTCCCAAGAATACTTCAGCGTTATGAGCAGCGTGAACTTTGTCACCATACCCATTATACTTACTATTGTCAACAGCATCTTGGACGTATACGCCATCAAGAGCATTAAAAACATGACCACTAATAGTCATATCTAAACCAGCAACTTCTGGTAGTCTGTAAGATAGATGTAAGTCTAACTTGCCGTAAGATGGAGTTTTCCATACTTGAGCTCTGTCAGCATCACCACTAACCTCACGAGAATCAGGAGACCAATCAGAATAATGATTGTCATACCATCTGTAAAGACCTTGTACATTAAGACCTTTGATTGGTTTGATAGTTAATCCACCGACATAAGCTGTCTGTGGCATATCACCAACTTTTAGGTCTTTAAGAGCATATTCATACTCTGTAGATGTTGTTCCAATAACTTGATTGTCGTCATTGTATTCCATCTCTGTATAGTCGCCTTTAGCATCCCCATCAAAGAACCAATTACCAGCACTAATAGCAACATCTAAGTCTACCATTTCGTGAAGAGCAACTTTAGTTTCAATCTCGAAACCACTATGGCTTTGATTTACACCAGTTAGATAAATGATGTCTGTGTCGCCAGAGTCACCTTGACCTGTTTGAACAGATTTAGTAAGGTTTCTATCTTTCCATTGAGTGTTATAGTAACTACCTTTGATAGCAACTAATTCACTTTTATATTCTCCACCTATTTCGTTAGAAATAAATTTCTCGTTATCTGGATTCTGTGAAACATTACCATCATTATCAATCACATTGTCTAAGATTGGTGGTTTCTCAACATAACCAATGTTAGCAAATGCTGATAGTCTATCATCAAGATTATACCTACCACCACCTTTCACTTGAAAAGTTGTAATAGCGTCAGCTGAAACTTTAGAAGCATCAACAGCAAAATGGTCAAGATAAGAATATCCTATTGTGGATATTCCACCCATACCATATAAGTTGAACTTAGCAATATCGTATTTACCTTGTACAAAAGCACCAAACCAATCTACTGTGGTTTCATTGTGGTAAGCAATAATATCACCTAACCCAACTTTCTTACCATCAGCAGCATTGTTATCAGCAAAGTCTACATAGTAGTCTCCACCAAGTAAATCACGAACTTCTCTAGCATGTTCTATCCCAGCACTTCGCCAGTCAATACCAACTTGAATTTCCAAGTCATCATTAACATCATAGTTTAATTTAGAAATTAAACCAAGAGTGCTTTGACGATTGATTGAGTTTCTTAGAATACCAGTTGAACGATTTTCATCAGTTGAAAACTCCTCATCTACATTATCAGAGTTCTGAGCAATCTCAGCGTTCCAATCCCATATCCAAGGTGAACTTGCATACCAAGAGTTTCCTTCAATAGCAGGAGCTCTTGAAACACTACCATAAGTACCAGTTCCACCGCCTGAACCACCACTCCAATAAGCAACGGAACTTAGGCTTACTTGGTCATTTACATCATAGAAATGATTCAAGTTAACAAGTGGTTTATGGAAAAAGTTCTCTCTTTCGTTTAAGAAACCTGAATTGAACCTATCCTGTGTTTTATCTCCATACATATAAAAGTATTGTTGACCTTTATAGTCTGAACTTACAGGAGCCCAATTCTGATTATAGAACCTACCAGCCTCAGTTTCAAACTTCTCACCGACAACATAAGCTTCAGAATCATAACCATCAATATCTCCAGCCAACTCTTGTGAGTAGGTAGCAATATTCTGTTTATATAAGTTCTGTCCATGTCTTTGTGGAGCACCGATTCCATATAACTCAAATCGTTGTTTGTCACTTATGGCATAACTAGCTCCAGCATAATAAGCCCAAGCATCTGTCCAAGTACCATCAATAAGACCATCACCAGTTTTACGAATAATCGTTCCACTTAATGCCAGTTTATCTTTGATTAAACCTGAATTGTAGTTAAGAGTAGTTTTTAGAAAACCACCAGCTCCAGCTTCTTGTTTAAACTTACCACCCTTCTGTAAAGCAGCAGGATCGGTAATAATGTTCATAGTTCCACCAATCGATGGTGTAGCTAGATTAACAGCAGATAGACCTCTTTGCATCTGAATGGAAGATGTGGCATCACCAACACCATCCCAATTAGACCAATAAACCCATCCGTTTTCCATATCGTTCTGTGGAACACCGTTTATCATTACTGCCACATTTCTTTGGTTGAAACCTCTTACATTGATACGAGCATCACCCGCACCACCACCTTGTTGTGTAGCATATACAGACGGAGTAGTATTAAGAATCATCGGAATGTCTTGTGAACCAAGACGAACTTCCATTTCTTCTTTACCTATTGTTGTATAAGCGACAGGTGTTGTTTTATCAGCCCTAGAAGCAAGAACTTCAATATCTGACATAGCAAGTACATCCATCACTAATGTGAAGTTAATACCTACATTTTCTTCACCCACAACAACTTCCTTAGAAGCCGATGTGTGTCCAATGAATGAAGTTGTTACAGTATAAGTTCCTGGTGCCACATCGACACGATAAGAACCGTCATCCGAAGATACAGCCCCCAACTCAGTTCCTTCTACTACAACATTTGCTCCAATCAAAGGTGTATCTCCATCACTAATAATTCCCGATACAGATTGTCCAAATAGGAAAATCGGTAAGAACATTATTAACAATGCAGTTATTAGATTACGTTTATTTTTCATAAAACGATCTCCATGTTTATTATTGTTAAGACACATTTTTTATCAGGTGTGTCGTCTGCCTGTCCGCATTTAGTTTGCATAATCCTGGTCATCATTATCACCAGTCATCGGTACAATTTCACACGAATCATTGTTGCAGAATTTATCTATCTCTGCTTCTTCATTTTTTATTACACCAAAAGATAACTTACCAAGTTTTTTAACTTCTTCATTGTAAGTATCTTCATCAATAGCTTCATAAGGCATTTGTTTGTAAGCACCATAGTCATGTCTAGGTAATAAACTAATACCCTTTAAATGGTATTGATAATAGTTTAGAGCAGGAGCAATTTGGTCTGCTTCTGTCTCTGGATTGAAAGTAACTGTACAACTTACTTGATTGTCAGCCCAATGTCTTTGTAGGAATGCTGCTAAACTGAATTGTTCCCAAATAGAAAGTTCAGCTGCTGTTCTTATCCCCTCACCGACATCTACTGGAACTTCAACAACCATTGTTGTGTCCTCTGAACCAAATGCTGGTTCTAATTTATAGTTAGCCTTTTTTAATGGTTCAATTAACTCTGAATATTTGGATAACCTTACTCTTCTTATGTAAAATCTTGATTCAGGATAATGAAGTCCTGGTGTAGCACCAGCTAAGAGTGATACTGTTCCACTTGGTTTAACCGAAGTAGTTTTAATTGACTTTGGTACAGCAAACCAATCACTATATTGATTATCCCATTCTTGGATTGTATCGTAGCCTGTTTCCAACCATTTTTGAAACTCACCCAAACCACGATTAGTAACAAATTGAGCAACACCACTAACTGAACAACCAATTCGTCTGTTTCTCAACATAACTCGGTTTGTATCCGGCCAATGGGTTCTTCCCAATGTAACTGTTTTAGCATACAGATAAGCATACTTCAATGTTCGTTGATAATCTTCTAATGAATCATGATTATCTGGAAATGTTTCTACTAAACAACATAACTCATATGATTCCAATGATTGTTCTAAACAAGGATTACCACCCATAACTCTGTGGTCTTTGTTATCTCCACCATTCTTCATACGAGAATATTTTCTCATGTTATCTAGCCAAGCAAAACCAGGCTCACCATTATCCACAATTCGTTCGGCAGCCGCTGTATAATCCATACCCAATTCTGCGAATATACTATTATTAGATGTCCATCCATATTGATCCCTATGTGGGTTAACTTTATAATTTTTTAAATCTAAGTATTCTTCATCATACGGATCACCAAATACAATTTCAGCAGTTCGTCTAACGTTACCAGCCACTACACATTTGCCGATAAGATTCATTATATCTACGATTGTTGTTATTGTTATTGGTTCTCCACTATTTTTTTCCAATACTTCTCTGATAGTAATATGCACTTCTTCTAATGGTTCATATCCACTTGAAACACCACCAAATCCAGCTATTGGAGCTCCTTCAGGTCTAACTAACGAATAATCAAATTTTACAGAAGCAGTTCCATGAAAATATGACTCCAATAATACCTTTAAGGATTCAACCCAACCTTCTCGGTCATCAGGTACTACAAATGTGGTTTCATCACGAGATTCATCTACACCCTTAACAATAATTTCACCAGCACCCTTACAATCAAATCCTACACCGACACCTAACATACTTGCATCCATAAGGAAACAAAAAGGTTTTGCCATATCGTCTTTGAGTGTTTTAGTTGATACGAAAGCACAATTATTGAGGGCGGCGTATAAACCACGTTCTTCGGTTATGGCAGTTCCCATAGCCCAAAGTCCGCGACCAGGTGGCAAGAACTTCATATTGAAGATACGCTCATACATCTCTTGTGCTGACTTTTGAGCTTGCCACGGATTCCACCCTAATTGATGTGAGTCAATGTGATTTTTTTGCATAGAGTAAGTTCCCTCTACGACTCGTTGTACGGTTTCCCACCAACGTTCATTTTTTCCATCTGGTTTAATTCTTGAATATGTTCTCATGTAAACTAATTCACCTAATCCGTTAAAACCGAATGGTGCTTTTTTTCTTTTGTATTTTGCTATAAAATTGTCGGATAATAAAAACTTCTTACTCATATACTTAATTCCTGTTTAATTGTTAACGATTTTGTGTGGAGGTCTAACATAAATATTAGCTCAACTTATTCTTTTTCTTATAAATGTCATTTTTTAAAAACAAATATCGGTTCATACTTGTATCCAGCACCCATTATACTTGATAATGTTAATTCTATTGTTTGCTCTTGTTTAAAGCCCAATTCAGTTGCAATTCTTATTGTATCCTCTTCTATAAACTTATATTTTGGTGTATTTGCTATGTTAATCAACATATACTTATTACCTTTTAATCCGTTATAGCAGTTTCTAATTGTTTTGTATAAAAATCCATTTACCCATTCTTCCTTAGTTGGATATTTTTTAAAACTTTGGGTTTCCTCATCAGCGTATTTCTCTGTATCAAAATAAGGTGGTGAGGTAAAACATAAGTCCAAAGATTCTTTATCTGGTTCAAATTCTTCACTACCTAATTTATGTAATTCTACTGACTTTGTCAAGTAATTAAAATCTTTTTTTATCTTTTGTAATCCTTCAAATGTTAAACTTGATGGTTCTGTTCCAATATACTTAGGTCTTGAACTTGCTAAAAATCCAATCAACCTACCACCCCAACCACAACTCATATCCCAAATAGCATCACCACCAAACTTTTCATATATCATTTTAGCAGCAGTTGGTCTGAAATTAGATACTGCTTGTGTACCTGTATAGATTTTTAGGGATTGTCTAAGTCTGTTTTCACGAAATGTATTCTTTGTACCTTCATTTTCACCTTTATATGTGGTCGAACACCATCTCCAACACTTTTTGATAACAGCTTTAAATTTATCATCATCTAAAAAGGTTTCCATCGGTGTTCTTGTAGCATTACCACATTGAACTTCCCAAAAATGTGGAAAATAAGTCCAAGCTAATCGTAAACCATGCATTGTCTGAACAATTTTATTATCTTTGAATATCGTATCTATATCAAACCTTTGCATCTTCCTCATATGCTGATGTTTTTCATCTTCTCGTATTTTATAATGTGGAAATCCATGTTTTCTGTAATAATTAAAAATAATTTCTACACCATCATCAACATCATGGTCATCAAGATTATTAATAACCTTTTCAAATTCAACATCATTGTTATCATAACCAAAAACATCTGTTAATATAGTAGGATTGTTATTCACTCATTAAATCTTCATAACGAGCAGATAATATAGCCTTTGTTTGATTATCCCTATTATTAATTTTATGTTGAACACCCTTACCTTGAACCGAATTACTTTCAAATATTTCTATCTTACCAATGTTCGTATTGATTTTTGCTGGATAAGTTAACCCATCAGGACCAAACCTATTCTTAATAACATGAAATCTACCTGTATTACCTATCTTATCTTCTATCTTACGACTTAACGATATAACAAAATCTGCTGTC